TTTAAAGCAGGCGCATTGTAACCAGCGGCTTTCAATATATCACCTTTTTTAAAATGTTTAAAGTCTTCTTTTGCAATAAAACAAAAAACGCCAGTATCTTGTACAATCTTAATGTACTTTTTACCAGGCATAACTTTTGTTTTGTTATCCCATTCAGCAACTTGTTCTTTAGAATAACCAGACAATTCTGTCTGACCGTTTCTAGTTGACATTTTGAAGTAATCTTGTTTGGCACCAGCCATCAAGTTTTTTATTCCTTCATCAAGTGTTTTAGCAGTTTCTTTTACCATTATCATAGTGTTATTGTCCTCTCTTCATTGTTAATAAGGATAGTATACCAGAAATTATCATAATTGTCAAGCAAATAAAGAACATTGTCCAATTATCGTTTCCTAGACAATGACCTCCACAATCCTCGATTGAACCAACTGCCAAAATAGCAGCCAGAATAGTAGTAAAACTAAAAAAAGTGTTCATAGTGTTTCCTTTCATATTATTGGTATACTATACCATAACTAAATAGAGAAGTCAAGCAAAAAAAGCAAAAAAAATGAAAAAAATCACTAAAAAAAGCGTTAAAAATCAACATTTTTTGATTTTTTTTGTTCTATCTTTGTTCTTTTTTGTGAATTCTTGCAATTTTGCGACTAAAAATCAAGAAATTGAGTGTAAATGGTCGCCTGATTATGAAAAAATAGCAGATGAAGCGCTAAATTCGTTAGATGACATGAAAAGAATTCAAATACAACAACTAAAAGCTGCTTGCAATTTCTAATAAATAGTAAAAAAGGAGAAAATCATGTCAAATTGTAATAATTGTGGTTGCGAAAGTCATTGTGGAACAAATTGTATAAAAAAACACAAAGACGGCGACGGAAAAGAGATAATAATTGAATGTTGCAAAAATTGTAGATGTGATAAATGTTAATTTATGCCAAAAATGAGATTATTTAAGTTTTGGAATGCAAATGGTGAAGAAAAAGAAACTGAACAATTAAGTCTAAAGAAAGCTATCATGTCAGTTCAAGGTCATTTTAAAGATAAAATGATAAGTGTTGAATATATTAGTAAAAAAGGTAAAGAGATGTGTCATGGTGTTTTAATACCTATCGGTAGAAAAATAAAACAAGCATTGATACAAGAGAAAAGAAGAGAAGCTAAGAAATCAAAAGGAAGATAAATGCCATCTGTCAGTAGAGTAGGTGATACACTATCAACAGGACATGCTTGTACAGGTACTACAACTATTGCGTCTTCAGCTACAGACGGAACGGTAAAAGTAAATAGTATCAATGCAATTGTTGTTGGTGCGCCTACCGTATCACATACATTTCCACCAGTACCAGTATGTCCTTCACATGTTGCTAATTTAAATGCAGGTTCGCCAAATGTGTTTATTAATAGTATTGCTGTTGGTAGAATTGGTGATAGTGCTGACGCCGGCGCAATGACTTCCGGTTCTGGCAATGTTTTTGCAAACGGTTAGAAAAGTGTTATAAATATTACCGTTATGGCAATATACGACAGCGCAAATCCGAATTCATCTACTAGGCAGACTAGGAAATATGTTGATATAGACCTTGATTTTTCAAGGAATGTAGTGACAGGTGATGTCACGCAAGTTGTTGATGTAAATGCTGTAAAACGAAGTGTTAAGAATTTAGTACAGACTAATTTTTACGAAAGACCTTTCCAACCAGAATTAGGTTGTGGTGTAAGAGATATGTTATTTGAAAACTTTACACCAATGACAGGTATATTTTTAAAAAGAAAAATAGAAGAAGTTTTAGTAAATTATGAACCTCGAATTAGTTTAAATCAAATTACTCTTGATGATGATGTTGATAATAATAGATTAGTAGTGAATATTTATTTTTATGTACAAGGTGTTCCTGACCCGGTGTCAGTCACTACATTTTTACAAAGGTTAAGATAAAATGCCATCAAGCAAACTAGATATATCAGAATTAGACTTTGATTTAATCAAAAGAAATCTAAAAACATTTTTACAAAGTCAATCTGAATTTCAAGACTATAACTTTGAAGGTTCTGGTCTCTCAATACTATTAGATACACTTTCATATAATACTCATTACATGTCATATCTTGCAAACATGGCAACAAATGAAGTTTATCTTGATAGTGCTGATATAAGAAAAAATATTGTTTCAATTGCTAGAATGTTAGGTTATACACCTAGTTCTTCAAAATCACCTGTAGCTGTTTGTGATATTACCGTTAACAATGCTTCAGGTACAACTTTAACATTAAACAAAGGCACAATTTTCAAAAGTAAAATCGGAGAGATTGGTTATCAGTTTGTTGTAAATGATGATATTACAATTACACCGTCAAGTGGTGTTTATAAGTTCTCAAATGTCTCTCTATATGAGGGTACTTTAGTAGAATACAAATATACGGTAGACAATAATGATACTGACCAAAAATTTATAATACCAAGCGATAAAGCAGATACAGATACACTAAAAGTTATTGTACAAAAATCTAGTCAAGATAATAGTAGAACAACTTACACATATTCAAAAGATTACGCTGATGTTAATAGTGATAGTGAGGTATTTTTCTTACAAGAAACAGATACAGGTAGATTTCAAGTTTATTTTGGTGATGGTATAATTGGTAAAAAATTAGATGACGGCAATATTGTAATTTTACAATACATTGTCACAAACGAAGGCAAAGCTAACGGCGCAAGTGCATTTACATTAGAAGGCAATATCGGTGGTTTTACAAATGTTGTTGTAAAGAGTATATCAGCTGCTCAAGGTGGTAATGCACCTGAAACAAATGATAGTATTAGATTTAATGCTCCTTTTGATTATGCAAGACAAAATAGAGCAGTCACATCTACTGATTACGAAACACTTGTAAGAAGTATTTACCCTAATACATTATCAGTAAGTTCATGGGGTGGTGAAGATGAAGAAACACCAATTTACGGTGTTGTAAAAATTTCTATTAAACCTACTTCAGGTTCTACATTAACAAACGCAACAAAACAAACTATTATTAATAAATTAAAAGAATTCAATGTGGCTTCAGTTAGACCAGAAATAGTTGACCCGGAAATAACTTATGTTATCTTATCTTCAACCGTAAACTATGATACTAAACTGACTGCTAAATCAAAAGAAACAATTGGTAGTGAGGTTACAACAGCAATACAAAATTACAATTTAAATACATTACAAAGATTTGATGGTGTGTTTAGATTTTCAAAACTATCTAGCATTATTGATAATGTTGATAACTCTATTGTATCAAACATATCTACAATAAAAATTAAAAAAATGTTAAAACCAACAATCGGTTCATCTACAAAATATGATTTATATTTTAGAAACAAATTTTATCATCCACATGCAGGACACCAAGCTGCTATGGGTGGTATTTTAACATCTTCAGGTTTCTTTGTTGATGGTAATGCTAACGAAATGTTTTTAGACGAAGATGGTTCAGGAAATATTAGAAGATACTATGTCTCTAGCGGTATTAAACAGATTATAAATCCTACTCAAGGAACAATCGACTACGATACTGGTACGGTTTCGATTAACTCACTAACTATTTCTAGTGTATCAAATATCAGAGGTAATGCTTCAACTAATATTGAAATCACGGTTGAGCCGGATTCTAAAGATATTGTACCTGTAAGAAATCAAGTTATCGAAATTGACGAAAGTGTTTTAAGCATTGTCGTTTCACCAGACGCATTTGTAGGAGGTTCTGCTACGGCAGGAGTAGGATATATTCCAGCTAGCAGTTATTAATGAGACATGAAGTTTAATGACAAACTATCTTCACTAATTAGTTCTCAGCTACCGGAATTCGTAGTAGCTGACCACCCTAAATTTGCTCAATTCTTAAAAACCTATTATACATTTTTAGAAAGTGTCGAATTAGGTGTCACTAGTGTTCAAACTACTGACGGTATTTTATTAGAAACAGAAACTAACCAAGAAAACTTATTATTACTAGACGCTGGTCGAAAAGGTGGTAACATAACACAACTAGACGCAGGCGATAAAGTATTACAAGAAACATCTATCTATGGTAAATTTACAAACGGCGAAACAATAACTGGTCAAACTTCAAAAGCGACTGCTGTTATTGTTGCTGAAGATTTATCTAATGGTAGATTATTTTCTACATCTCAAAACAAACTACAAGTTGGCGAAACAATTGTTGGCGCTTCTTCAAATGCAAGTGCTGTTATTAGTTCTTACAAAGAAAATCCAGTAAAAAATATTTCTGATTTAGTTTCTTACAGAGACCCCGATAGTGCTATTAGTTCCTTTTTAACAAACTTTAGAGATGAGTTTTTAGCGACTATACCGGAAAACTTAGCAACAGGTCTTGATAAAAGAAGTTTAATTAAAAACATCAAATCACTTTATAGATTAAAAGGTACTGCTAAAGGTAATGAAATATTTTTTAGAATATTATTTGGTGAAAATTCAGAAACAATTTATCCTAGAGAAAGTCTATTAAGAGTATCAGATGGTAAGTTTGATAGTAGATTAATTATAAGAGCAATTAATGACGGCGAAACTGATACGGTAAAATTAATCGGTAGAACAATAACAGGCCAAACATCCGAAGCAACTGCTATTGTTGAAAATGTATTTAAATATTCTTTTGGTCAATATAGTATTTCAGAATTTACAATCAATGCAGAAACATCATCTGGTACATTTCAAATAGGTGAAAATGTTAGAGGTACAGAAACAGACGATACAGATACTTTTATCAAAGCAACTATTACAGGTATTCCTGGTGATAAAACAATTACAAATGATGGTGCTTTAAATGAAGTTAATGATAAAATTGTTTTAACTGGTGGTGGTATAGGTGGTAAGTTTTTAACTAATCAAATTGGTTCTGGTAAAATAGATGAAATTATTATTGATGATGGAGGATTTGACTTTGAAATAGGAGACAAATTAGTTTTCGATAATGACGGCACAGAGGGTGGTGGTGCTCAAGGTTTTGTATCAGTAGTAAACGGTGGTTTTGGACCTCAAGACGCAAATGTTAACGCAAGAACATTATTTCCTATCAATACATCATCAACAACAGGTACAAAATTTTTAGATGGTCCTGTTCTTGCATATGACCCTAAAACAATTCAAACAGGTTTTAATGAAAGTCATTTTAGAGGTACTATAAATGACGCAGATGACGGCACATCAACTGCTAATGTTAAGATAACAGGTTCTTTATCACAAGCTGAGGCAACAATTAGATTTACACCATTTGGTACATTAGACGGTCAACAAATATCATCTAGTGGTGAAACACTAATTATGGATTTTAATCCAAATGTTTTGTATATTACATACACAACACTAGACAAACAATTTCAAAAAGGCGAAGTAATTACCGTACAGAGAGCAGCTACTACTGAAACAATTAATACAACGATAACTGGTGTAAGTCCTAATAGAAAATATAATATTGGTGGTGTTGACGCTCCTACTTTAACTTTATATGAGGGCAATACATATATTATCAATCATTCTGGTTCACATCCATTTAGATTTTCCACAACACCGGACGGAACACATGGCGGAGGTGTAGAGTACACGAATGGCGTGACACAACCAAATTCAACTTCAGTACAAATTGTTGTACCTGTCGGCGCTCCAACTTTATATTACTATTGTTCAATTCATCCTGGTATGGGTGGTCAGGCAAACACCGTAGCAAATAATTTTACAGCAAGATTAAGAAAAGATTTTGGTAGAGAAGAGACAACAGGTCCAGAAGCTACTATTGCTGACAGAGATTCCGTTTATCAAATGTTAAGGAATTTAAGTGATAGTATAGAGGCTGATGACCATATCGTATTAGAAGATGAAACAGGTGTTGACGATTTCTATTCAGGTAATAAAATAGTACAAGAAAGAAATACTGGTGTAGGTGACATAACTGATATATTTACAATCAATGAGGGTAATGGTTATAAAA